GCGATGCGCCCGCTGTTGTCTCGCGTGAGGCGGTTGGTGCCCCTGCTCACCCGCTTGGCCGGTGGCCGCTTGGGAGCACCGCCGCCGGGAGTGCTGGCGAAGCGTCCATTGCCATCCCTCACATAAGTGCGGCGGGATCCTCCACGGGGCATGACTACGGCAGTCTCTGCAGCAGTTTTCCCGTCAGCTCAGCGGCAACCCCTGCGCATCCAGCCCATCCCCGGCAAGGTCGTTCGGCCCTGGCGGTGGCGGGTTCATCAGCTCCTGCTGGCGGGCATCCTCGGCGGCCAGATCCTCGGCTTCCTTGGCGGCATCCACCCCAGGCCGGAGCATCCCCCGTTTCTGCGCCAGGTGGGTCACGGTCTCGCGCATCAGCAGACCCTTGTCGTAGAGCGTGCCGGCGAGGGTGATCAGCGCATCATCAACCGGCTTGTCGGTCACACCAGGCAGCAGATCCAGGCCGGCGCCGGGCTCGGGCAGATCACCGGTGAACTGGCCCCAGAGCTGAAACAGGCTTTCCCAGCAGGAGTTTTTCGCCTCGGCCATTGAGGTAATGGTGGCCTGCAGCTGGGCGCTCTCCAGCTCTGCCTCAGTGGCGGTGCGCTGGCCTCTGCCGTTGCCGCTGAACAGAAAGCTCAGCGTGCTGCGATCAATCAGCTTCTCGATGCCCTCCAGGTGGGTCAGGTGCTTGTCGAGGCTGCTGCCGGAGGGCTCGGCGAAGGTCAGGTCACCATTGCCGTCTGGGAACTCCAGGAGGCTGTTGGGGCCCAGGGTCAGCGGCAGGGCCTCACCGTTGGGCCCGGTCATCCGGCGCCCCTTCACCACGGCCACCGGCAGGGCGCAGCGGTGCAGGAGTTCCTTCAGGTCGGAATATTCGCGGAACCAGTCGAGGGTGAGGTTAGCCAAGCTGAGCAGGGGGATCGCTCCTTCCCCGAAGGGCTCACCGCCGCCCGAATACCAAACCACCGGGGGGTAGAGCAGGGGCTGGCCATTGGCGCCCACGAAGGTGCCCTCCATCGGCTTGCCGTCTTCACCGACCACCACCTCCGCCTGATAACTGGCGGTCTTGCCCCGGCCGCCGTCGCCTTCGATCTTCAGTAGGCGCCACTGCCCGCCCTTCATCACCCGATACCGGGGGACCAGCTTCATGCCGTAGTCGCCGTCTTCCTCTTCGTGCCACTCGAGGACCGTCAGCGCGGTAGGCACCATTCGCCGCCCGACCCGCTGCACCCGCCAGTTCAGGAGGTTGCGGCGCTCGCCCACCGAGAAGGTGGGCCGCCGGCCCTGGGCTCGCTCAACAGCTCGGTCGGATACCTGATCGGAGGGCATGTCGGCCATCAGCAGGCAGCCGCCATCACGCAGCACCAGGGCATCAGCCGATAGGCCCCACTTCTTCAGGCTGTTGCCCTCCCCATCAATGTCCTGCGCGGCCTGCACCAGCCCCTGAGGGGCCCCACGCAGTTCGTAGCGGCTCAGAACCCCTGCGAAGGCCCCGATGCCGTCGCGGTAGAAGCTGGGGTAAGAGGAGCGGCGAAGGCGGTTTTCGTAGGCCGGCTTGGGCTCACCCGATTCCTTCGGCAGGTGCCTGCGCTTCGCTTCCCCCCGCAGCAGATCCCAGCAGTCCGCGACCAGATCCAGATCCCCGATCACCTCGGCGAGCTTTGGGTGCTGGAAGCTCGGCAGCTTGCCGTCGCCCGTTGGGTGGCTGATCGACTGCCTCACCTGCCACGTTCATACCTGCTGTCGCAGTTTTCCCGCCTTCCAGATCCAGACAGGGGCCAAAAAGGCCCAGCTGCTCGGCCGCCTGCAGGATTTCGGCAGGCTTGCTGATGCGCCGACGCGGCGCGGTGGAGCCCAGGTGGATCGGCACCTCGACCGCCAGATCCTGCTGCCCCTCCAGCGGCATCACCTTGCCCTTGCGGATGATCCCGGCCGCCTGGCGCATGAACTGCCCATGAGGGAGCCGGGCCAGGCGGCGGCGGAAGCGGGTCGGCTCCTGGTTCCAGGCGGCCTCGATCATGGCGCGATCCGCCCACCCCAGCGCCGCATGGGCCGCATCAGCCACCGCCAGCACGGCCTGAAGCTCCCCGCAGGCTTCGGCTTCATCCCAGGGATCAGGGTCCCAGCTGGCGAACCCCATCGCGTCAGAGTCCAGGGCCTGCGGGGCGCTCTGGCCCGTCAAAATCCCTTCCACGTCCTCAAGGCTCAACCCGGTGGCCTGCGCGATGGCCGTGAGGGTGAGCCCATCGGCCGCCATGCGCCGCACCGTGGGCGCCTTGTCCCGCCATCGATCAGGGAAGCGCACGCCAGAGGTGTGGCCCCGGTCGCGCAGGTACTGAGCCATCGCGCCCCGGATGAATGGCACGCACAGGGTTGAAATGGCGTAGGGCCGGCCGGTGCTGGGGCAGATCCGGTTGGGGTCGTACAGGCGGCACGCCTTCAGGAGGCCCATCGAGGCCACCAGGAACAGGTCATCCCAGGGCATGCGGGTCGCCGAGGCCATCCGCTGCGCCATGTCCCGGGCCAGCTGCAGGTTGGCCACCGCCAGCTCCTCGGAGTGCTCGGTCGGGGCGGGGAAGCGGCGGATGGGCTGGCCCTGATCAGAACAGGGATCGGCGGGCGGCCGGGGCCTGGTGCTGCGGGCAGCCCTGAGGCTCCGGGTGCTCATTGGATCGGGCCGATTCTGTAGTTCCATTATTGTATTCTCTTCCAATCTTGTTACCACTGCACCGTGGGGGCTATCGCTCCTGGCGCGGCGTGGCCATAGCTGACGGTGCTGAAGCTCATCGGGCCGGTGCCGGCGATGTAGATCAACAACTGGCTGGTGCTGTCCACGATGTCATCGAAGGTTGCAGCAGGGAACTGCAGCAACTGATCACGAACCACGTTGCTCCACGGGGCATTGCGCGGCAGGAACACACGGCCGTTGTTGAATTCGACAGAGGCGGCATTGGCGCGGCTTTCCTTGCCGCCCATATCGCCCACCCCGGCAGCCACCACCTGGTAGCCGTGGGCGCCCTGCGTGAGCGTCTTGATCACCGCGGCGCCATTGGCTTTTTTCTCGATCAGCAGCTCCCCGAAGCAGTGGCGGGTGTGCATTGAGCGGATCATCGCCACGGTGGCGGGGAAGTCCAGGCGCTCATTCACCAGGTCCAGCAGCCAGGCGCCCTGCTGGTTCTGACCCCACAGGGTCATGGCCACCATGTCGCTGCCGGCGGTGTCGTCAAAGGTGCAGTCCACCGAGAGGATCGTGCGGATGAACCGATCCGGCAGTTGGGGATCATCAGGCAGGCCTGGCCATGCGGGCTTGCCGTAAAACCGCATCCGATCCAGGAAGAACACGGTGCCCTTGCCGGCACTCGGGCGCTGCTGGTAGATCGATTCCCAGTCGCGCTCTGGGGTGTTGGCCCGCTTGCGCTTGATCCATCGAACATCGAAGCGCTCAGGGTCCAGGGCCTCGCCGGGCTGGCGATCATCCGCCTCGCGGGTCACCGTGGCCGGCAAGGGCTTGATGTTGTTCTTGGCCACCGCCTCGATGGGCAGGCTGACCACGTGCCAGCGCTCGCAGTCCTCTTCCAGGCCCTCCTTCTCCAGCTCCAGGTTCTTGCTGAGCAGGTAGCCGATCAGGTCGGCTTCGTGCCAGCGGGTGTGAACCACGACCACGCCATTACCCGGTTCCTCCCGGGCGCTCAGCACTGAATCCCACCAGTTGTGAACCTGCCGGCGGAAGGCGGCGGATTCAGCCTCCTCGCGGCCCTTAATTGGATCATCGATGAACAGCCAATGCCCCGGCTTGCCGGTGCCCTTGCCGATGCCGGCGGTCCAGATTGAGCCGATCCCGTCAGCGCTGGCCCATTCCTCTTTACCGGCCCTTGAAGGACTGAGGATGCCGCCGCTGGCGGCGAAGTAGTCGCGGGCGGCCTCGCTGAACCCCACCGCCAGATCCTGGGTCTGGCAGCAGATGCCGCCGGAGCGATCGGGGAACCGCCGCAGGCAGTAGCCAGGGAGGAAGCGACTGAAGATCGTGGACTTCCAGTGCCGCGGGGGGAGCTCCACCATCAGCCGCGGCAGGTCGCCATCGGCCACTCGCTGCGCCAGATCAATTAACCGCAGGGTGTGACGGGTGAAGGGGAACCGCGGGAAGGCATCAGCGATGTACTGGTGGAAGGTCTTCGTGTACGGCTCCACCCCAGCCGGCTCCGCCAGCTCAGCCGCCCTGGCCTCCTCGATCGCTGCCAGCACCGGAAACCCGTCATAGGCGCGGGCGGCAGCGTGGTGGAGGAGGTTCAGGGGTGGCATCAGGCGGCGGGTTCCTACTCGGCCTCAAAGCTGATGTGCACCACCGGCCACGGCACGATCTTGAGAGGGGCGGGCCAGAAGCCGTGGCGGCGAAACTCGGCCGGAAGATCCCGGTTCTGCTCGCGGCCCCTGGCCATTCGCAAGACTGCGCCCACGATTCGGCTCTCGCCCTGGCGGATCACCTCACCGGTCTCGGGGTTGAAAGCCACCACGTTGCGCAGTTGGCGCCCCAGGCGGTCGTAGACCATGCAGCCGTTGGGGTACTGCTGGCGGAAGGTGGGGTCAGCGGCGGAGATCATTGGCATCGGTCAAGTGCTCCTTGTGTACGCCTTTTCTTGGTCGGACTCTCTTACAAGGATCACGTCAGAGGTTTCCAAGAGAAACCTGTTCAGGCTGCGGTGATCCCTGTTTTTCCTTGTGCCCTGAAACGGAAGGCCAGGTATCTGCCTGAGATCGATTTTCCCGTAAACATAGGAATTGAACTGACCGACTGCATCTCGAACACACCTAACCGCCACTGGAAACTCAAAGCCACAAAATGAGCAAACAAGAAAGGAGTAGGAATAGTCAGGCGGAAGGCGGAAATCCGCGCTATCAACTTCTTCCGTAGTCATATACCGGAAGCCCAGCTCGACTTCCGCCTTGCCATTGCTACCCTCCGGCGTGCCATAAACATCACCGAGGACCGCTTTACGCCGTTTCGCTTCTCCCATGATCAAACCCTCGCCAAAGTGACACCACCCGCCTGCCCCTGATACTTCCCGTCCCCATAGGGCTGGTCACAGGGCGCCCCCTCGTAGAAGAGGGCCTGGCAGATGCCTTCGTTGGCGTAGATGCGGCAGTCGGCGCCGCTGCTGTTGCTGATCTCCAGGGTCAGGTGACCTTCCCAGCCGGCCTCGCCGGGGGTGAGGTTGACGATGATCCCGCAGCGGGCGTAGGTGCTTTTGCCGATGAACTGGGCGGTGACGTTGGCGGGGAGCTTCAGGCGCTCGATCACCACGCCGAGAGCGTAGGTGTGGGCCGGGAGGATGAAGAACTGCCCCCACTGGTCCCGCTGCAGCTGTGCCGGCGCCAGGCAGCGATTGTCAAAACTCTTGGGGTTGACGATCAGGCCCGGGACGTGGCGGAACACCCGGAAGTCGTTCGGCGAGAGGGTGAGGTCGTAGCCATAGGAGGAGCAGCCGTAGCTGATGGCGGGGATGGCATCGCCATACCGATCGACAACAAACGTGCCATCCTCATCCTTCAGGTTCCTGATCTTCCCGGGCTCAAACGGGCTGATCATCCCAGCCTCGGCGAGCTGACGGATGCGCCAGTCGGGGATGGGGCCGCCAGGCTGGGGGCCACGTCGGATCATGCCGCCCTTGCCAGTGAAAAAGGCCTC